ACCGCAGCTAGTAGGCAAACCGCTAGTAATTAACGTTTCACGCTAATATCGTGTTGGCACTATCCGCGACGGCTTACCTTTTCGTCGGGAAAAGAATAGACCGCTTCACCGTGGGTAGTGCCACCAAACTTTTAACAGATATGGCAGACTAAACGCATGGCGTTATTCAACAAGGTAAACAAGGCCGCTATCGGTACCACGGTCAAAGCGGCGGCTACTGGTTCAAATGTTGGCGCGTCACAACTAGAAAACTTTTATGCGTTTACACAAGGTAATAACCGCCAACGCGCTATGGCCGTACCTGCCATTACTAGGGCGCGCGATTTGTTGGCGTCAGTTATCGGCTGTACGCCGTTGTCAATGTATAACGAAATGTGGAACCCTGTAACCCGCGAGCTTGAGCAAATTCAAATTGCCCCGCGCGCTTGGACACGTCAGCTGGACCCGTCGTTGCCAAATAGCACAACGCTTGCATGGTTATTTGACGATTTATTTTTTACGCAGCGGGCTTTTTTATACATTACCGAACGTAGTTCCGACGGCTACCCCAAGGCGTTTCAACGTATGCCTAGCGCCATGGTTTTAACACAAGACCAAGCAGGCCCCGTATTTTTTGCACCGTCTAAACAAATAACGTTTAGTGGTTTACCCATTGACCACCGCGACGTAGTGCAATTTATTAGCCCAATACAAGGTTTACTTTTTACTAGCCCTAACGCTATTTTAACGTCGCTTAAACTAGAGCAAAGCCGCATGAGGTCAGCAAACCAAACAATACCAAATGGCGTTTTGCGGCAGGTCGCGGGGGAGCCCCTTAGCGCCGAGGAATTACAGCAATTAGGGCAGTCTTTTGAAACGGCAAGGCTTACAAATTCCGTGGCTGTTTTAAATGAATTTGTTACGTACACCGAAACAACATCAGACCCAAGTAAACAAATGTTAGTTGCAGCTAGTGAATACCAAGCGCTAGAAATTGCGCGTTTAGCAAACTGCCCGCCGTATCTTTTGGGAGTTGCAACTGGTTCATACAGTTACCAAAACAGCACCCAGGCGCGCCAAGATTTGTATATGTTCGGCGCCAAATTGTTTATGGATTGCATAGCCGAAACGCTAAGTATGGGTAATGTTTTGCCCCGCGGTACCTACTGTAAATTTGATATAGAAAATTATTTATCGGAAAGTTATTTATCCGAATATGACACACCCGCAGAAGTAGACGAAGTAGGAGTAATGCCAAATGCTTAGATTAGTTCAACAAGAATTAACGTTAGACGCAGCAGGCCCAAACGGTATGCCACGCCGTACCTTGGCTGGCCTTGCGCTGCCGTATAACGTCGAAGCGACGGTAAATGACGGTACTAAAGTTATGTTTTTACCAGGAAGTTTGAACGCAGGTGGCAAAATGCCCAAGCTTTACCTTGGACATGACAGCACCAAGGCCGTAGGAATTTTAACAAGTTTGGTTGATACACAAGGCGGCATGATGTACGAGGCGCGCATTAGCGAAACCGCTTTAGGTGACGAGGCGCTGGTATTGGCAGCCGACGGCGTACTTGACGCGGTAAGTGTTGGGGTCAACCCAACCCGTTTTAGTTACGACGAAAAAGGCACAATGATTATAGAAATGGCCGATTTTCAAGAATTATCGCTAGTGCCTTTTGGCGCTTTTGCTGGCGCGTCAGTAGACCGCGTAGCCGCGTCGCAGGGTATCCCACAAGACGAACAAGAAATAGTTAGTATAGAAACCGAAACACCTAACGAGGAGTTAGACACCATGACACAGCCAACAGAAACCCCAGCCGTTATCGAGGCCGCAAGCGTAGCCCCAATCGTTTACGCACAGCCACGTACTTTTAAATTGCCAACAGCAGGCGAATTTATCGCCGCGTCGTTGCAAGGTGGAAGCGTACTTGCAGAAATGAACGCCCGCGTTCAAGCTGCCGCGCCAAACATCACCACCGCCGATACCCCAGGTATCTTGCCTGAAATCATTACGGGAACTGTTTACGACAGCCTTAACCCAATTCGCCCGTTTGTTTCGGCTATTGGCGCATTGGCTATGCCAGGTAGTGGCGCAACATTTCGTCGCCCAGTTATTACAGTTCGCCCAGTTGTTACACAACAGCCAACAGGCCAACTAAACGCACTTGACCCAAGCACCGTTACCGTTGCAAATAACAACGTTAACAAATTGACTTTCGGTACATTTGTGACAATGTCCGAACAGGACCTCGACTGGACAGACCCAGCAAGTATCAACATTGTTTTAAACCAGTTGGCAATTGCCTATGGACAAGCAACAAACAATTACGCTGTAGATACTTGCCACGCTGCAATTACACAAACCAGCGCAGTTGCCGACACGTCGGACCCTGCAGACTGGATTGCAGCAATTTACGAAGGCGCCCGCCAAATTTCAAACACAAGCAACTACCTACCTACGCACATGGTCGTAACACCTGGTACATGGGCTGCATTGGGTTCGTTGGTTGACAGCACAGGCCGCCCAGTATTTCCACAAATTGGCGCTATGAACGCCCCAGGCCAGTTGTCGGCTGCAAATTGGAACGGCAACCCACTTGGGTTGGTTTTGGTGGTTGACAAAAACGCGCCAGGTTCATTTATGGGCCACGCAGCTGGACCAGCTGCAGGCTTTGAATTTTACGAACGCTTACACCTAACGAAGTGTATGTAGGCGCGTCTATTGTTGTAGCAGGCGTTGACGCAACTTTTAACGGCACGTATACCGTTTTAGATGTACCCGAATACTTGTTTATTGGCGTAGATGAATACGGCGATTTACTTTTTAATTACGAGGTAGCCGTACCGTTTCAAATTCTGTACGCAAAAACAGCAAGCGACGTTACACGCACTACAGCAACAGGCACCGTAACCCTGGGTACTATTCCGACAACGTGGATTACAGCCCAACAAGTCGAGGACTGGCTTGGAATAGGCACCGCGTCGGCACTCGATACCGCTTTTCTTACTCAATGCGCTGCAGCTGCAAACGCTTTTTGTTTTCAACGACGTTTAGAAAGCGGCTACATAGACCAAAAAGGTACAAGCCCTAGCGACAGCGTTACGCTGGGAACTATCGCCTATGGGGGTTTTCTGTATAGACAACGTGGCGCGGTAACAGATTTTGCTAGTTTTGACGGCCTACCAGCAGGCAACAGCGTTGGCTTGTCGCCAATGATTAAACAATTGCTAGGTATCCCACGCCCGCAGGTTGCCTAATGCCTGTTGCTTTTACAGACCTGTTAAACGAGGCACTAGACGACTTGGCAGCGTCGCTAACGACCATTACAGGGCTACAGGTAGTAACTGACCCGCGCAACCTTGTACCGCCTTGTGCGTTCATTGACGCGCCCAGCTTTACCGTGTATTCGAACAACGTCGTAGAAATGACGTTCCCCGTACGAATAATTACGTTAGGCCCTGGCAACCTTGACGCGCAACGTTCACTACTTAACTTGGCTAGCAAAGTTATTACCAAAAAAATTGGCGTAACCGACGGGCGCCCAACTATCGCAGTAATCGGTGGCAGCGAACTACCCGCCTACGACTTGACCATATCCCTACAAGCCCAGGCAACCGCCTAGAATAGGTACAACATGAAATACACAATTATTAGCCCCCGCGTCGGTACCCCTGGCGACACTTACGAACCAGTAGACGGCGTTAACGTCGACGCGCTCGTAGCAGGCGGCTTTATAGAACAATCCACCGTTAAGGCGCCTAAAGGTGCTAAAACTAAGACAGACACAAACGAGGAGTAAAGCCAATGGCTACTAGTACTTATTTATCATCACCAAACGTGACCGTTAACAGCGTTTCGCTGCAGGACCAATGCAACGGCCTTACTTTTACGCGCACTATCGAGGCGTTGGAAAGCACTGCTTTTGGTTCGGGTTCGCGTGTCTACGTGGCAGGCCTAGAAAACTCGACGTTGACCCTTGACCTGTACCTATCGTTTGCAGCTACAGAAACTTACGCAACACTTAAAGCTCTTGTCGGCACGTCTACTACTGTTTCGTGGTCGCCAAGCGCAACTAGCCCAGGCACCGCGACTAATCCAACTATGACCCTTACAGGGGCTTACTTGGAAGCGCTACCATACGAAATGGCGCTGGGCACCCTTGGCGCTATT